AAATTAGATGTTGTTGGTGAAATTTCAGCAAGTGATGATATTAATACAACTGGTAAACTTTTTGTTAATAAAACTGGTGCTGAATTAAGATTAAAAAGTACATCCGATAGTGGTGAATCTTATATTAATTTCGCTGACCCTAGCGATAATAATGTTGGTCAAATATTTTATGGTCATAGCGATAATCGTATGATTTTTAGAGTTAATGATGATACTAGGATGTATTTTAATAATGCTGGTAATATTGGCATTGGTACAACAACCCCTGATTCACCAGCAGATGTTGGAACTTTTTTAGCTATTCAAGGAAGAAATGGCATTGGTGGTGGAACTGCTGGTATTGCATTTAAAGATTATGACAATGAAGCATGGGAAATGTGGACAAGTGGCGGTGGTTTATTTGTTAGATATAATAATACAATTGAGGGTTGGGCATTATTATCAAATGGAAAAATGGGGGTTGGCACAACAAATGCAACCGAAAGGTTGACATTACAATGTGATGCACAAAACGATGCTTTTAGTGGTAAAAATGGTAATGATTATTTATGGTTTTTAAGAAATGAAGCTGGTGCTGGAGCAAGGCAATCAGGTAGATTTCAATTAATGGATACAGATGTAACAACTGTTAATATTGAAAGTGCATCAAATAGAAATACATATTTTAATGCTGGTTTTATTGGAATTGGACATACAAATCCAAGTGCAAAATTAGATGTTAGAGAAAGTGCCAATAATAAATATACAGCATATTTTTACAATTCTGATACTGGCGGACAAGCTAATGGAGTTAATGTACAATGTGCATCAACCAATAATGATGTTTATGTATTGAGGGCAAATGCTGGTGGTGATTCAAATGCATTGGTTGTTAGTGGTGCTGGTAATGTTGGGGTGGGTAAATATCAACCAGGATATAAATTAGATGTTACTGGCACTATTAGGGCAACAAGTGATGTAATTGCATTTTCTGATAAAAGAGTTAAAGAAAATATAATAACTATTGATAACGCCTTAAATAAAGTTAGTAAATTAAGAGGCGTAACATATACAAGAAAAGATATTGATGATAAAACAACTAAAGTTGGTGTTATTGCTCAAGAAGTTTTAGAGGTATTGCCAGAGGTTGTCGAAAAAGATGATAAAGGTTTATATTCTGTTGCTTATGGTAATATGGCTGGTGTATTTATAGAAGCTATAAAAGAATTAAAAGCTGAGGTTGATAGTTTAAAACAAGAAATAAAAGAATTAAAAAAATAAATTATGGCTTGTCCGAATGTCGCAAATGATGAAATATCAATGCTAAAAACTGGTAGGGAAAGAACTGGTGCTGGTTATGATTCTAGTTATAGTTTATCAACACCAATTTATATGTCAGATTTACAACGATTATCTGGTGGTCAATCTAGTGGCTCAGGTCAAAATTATCCAGCTGTTAATACTTTAAACCCAGTTGAAAACCGACCAGATGGCTCAAATCCTTTACAGTTTTCTGAATTTAGTGAATATAACCAAAATGTAACTAGGTCAGCATTTAATTATATATATGATTCACAAAGTAGTGCAAACGCTTGTTTAGCTGGTATTCCATCACCAGCTCCATATTATCATACTGATGTAAATAATTTAGTGCCTGATGCTGGTGGTGGTCAATATACTGCATACACAACTCTAAGCGGCTCAACAGTTGTTGCGGCTGGTTACTATTCAATATATTCAACTGGTAATTTTCCATCAGCTAGTGGAAAATATATGCAAGTCGGTAGTAATGGTTCAATATTATCAATCGGTAATTGTTAAAATAAATTCTTAAATTTGTAAAAAAATATATTATGGCAAATACTTATAAATGGTTAATTAACCAACTAGATGCAAAAATAAAAGAGGATGATTTAGATAATGTTATTTATAACATTCATTGGTCATTTATTGGTGAGGATAATTCTGACCCTAAAATTGTTAAAAGCACTATTGGTGTTACAAGTGTAAAATATAACAAAGAAAGTACATTTATTCCTTATGAGGATTTAACAAAAGATATTGTTGTTTCGTGGTTAAGTGAAAAATTAGATATTGACAGCATGAAACAAGGTTTGGATAAACAAATTGAATTGGCAAAAAATCCAGTTGATGAATATTTAAAACCAGATTGGAATTAATAATTAATAATAAATAAATATAATGAGCAAACTAGAGGAAAAGGAATTAAAAGAATTAAGAGAATCAATAACAAAACCAAACCAAATTGCAACTGAAATTGGTATGAGAGTTATTGCATATAAAGATATCGACAACCTTGTTGATGCATTTAGTAAAGCATCTAAAGAACAACAAGAGTTAATGAAATCAATTGAGGAAAAACATGGCAAAGGTTCTTTAAATATTGATACTGGCGAAATCACACCAATCGAGGAATAATGCCAGTTTTAAATGCCAGTAGCTTTTTATTATTAAAAGATACAACTGTTATTGGTCATTCTAAAAACACATCATTTAATGTTAATGTAGATACACCAGAATCAACTACAAAAGATAGTTTAGGATGGCGTGAAATTATACCAGGTGTTAAATCTGGTACAATTAATTGTGAGTGTTTAACTGATTATTCTAACAGCTTAAATTTTGATGAAATTGCCGACATGATTATAACTCGGCAAAAAGCAGTTTTTTATTTTAAAGATACTGTAAACACTAAATTAATAGTTAGAGGTGAGGGCTTTATTGTATCGGTTGATGAAACTGCGGAGTTTGAAAATGCAACCTCTTTTAACTTAGACATAAATTTAACTGGTATATTTACTGTTACTGATGCATCTGAGGGTAAGACATGGGATAATGTCTTTGAAAAATGGGAGGATATTGCTACAAACTGGGAAAATGTATAAATATTTTATTTGTATATTTGTCTTAAATTAATAATTAAAAAATATAAATTATGGCTACTGTCGGAGTATTTAATGGAACTAACTTATTACTAAAATTTGCCGCTGATGGTGGTTCACCAGCATCAATCGGACATTCAACATCTTGTTCACTTTCACTATCTAATGATTTGCCAGAGGCAACTACAAAAGATAGTAGTGGATTTCAAGAGGTTATTTCTGGTGTAAAAAGTGGTGAAATTAGTTTTGAGGGTTTAGTTGCTTATAATGATGCAAATAATGCTATTGAGGCGGCTGATTTTCTTTTGGCTAGAACAAAATTAGATTGGTCTTTTGGAACTGCCGCTACTGGGGATGAGGTTTATTCTGGTGAGGGTTTTATTAGCTCAATTGAAATGAGTGCCGAAATGGAATCACCAGTATCTTATTCTGGTTCGATTACTGTTACTGGTGCAATTGCTAAATCAACTAACTAAGAAAAATAACATATAATCTAAAGGGGTATAGCTTAAGGAAACTATACCCTTATATATATATAAATTATGGCAAACAAGAAACGAGGGTACTACACCCTAAAACTAGGTGGCAAAATGCGAACTATGCATTTTTCAATGAATTTCTGGTCTAACTTTACTGAGCAACTTAATATTTCACTTGACCAAATAGGTGAGGTTTTTGCTGGTGGTATGTCTATAAAAGGCATTAGAGCTTTGATATATTCTGGCCTATTGGCACATGACCAAGAACAAGGTAATGATATTGACTACAATGAATTTAAAGTTGGAATGTGGCTTGAGGATTTTGATTCTGAAAAATTAAATGATGTGGTAAATGCAATGATGGAATCAAGAATTTTAGGTAATGACTTAAATATGGGTGTTGCTAGAAATATTAAAAAAACCTCAAAACCAACAAAAGAGGGAAAGTAACAACCCAGCTGACTTGGGAAAGTTTATTAGATTATTATATTGGTCAAGCTGGGATAATGCCAGATATTTTTTGGAAAAATACTTGGAAAGAAAATCAATTGCTGGGCGAATCACACATGATTAAATCTAATATGCAATGGGAGCAAGTGAGATATATTGCATCAATGTTATATAATGTTAATTGCAATAAAAAAGCTCAAATGATTACACCAGATAAATTATTCCCTTTGCCTCAAGATGTCTATTTACAAAGAGGCAAACCAAAATCATCAAAAGATGAAATGATGGCATTTAAAAAATTATCTGAATCTAAAAAGCCACAAAAATAAGTGGCTTATTTTTTTTGTATTTTTGAATAAAATAAAATTACATGGCGGATAGTAAATTAAGAGTACAACTAATTGGCGATGCATCACGATTAACTGGTACGCTAAATAAAGCGAGTGCAAGGTTAAAATCATTTGGTAAAAACGTATCAGCTGTTGGAGCTAGTATGCAAAGATTTGCATTACCAATGGCATTAGCTGGTGGTGCGGCTATAAAAATGGGTGCTGACTTTGACAAGTCATTAACTAAAATAAAATCTTTGGTTGGTATTGCTGGGAATGAGGTTGATAAGATGGGTAAAAAAGCCAGACAAATGGCAATTGAAACTGGTGCATCAAGTACTGATGCGGCTGATGCCTTATTTTTTATTACATCTGCTGGTTTAGAAGGTAAAGTTGCAATGGATGTTTTAAATGCATCCTTGAAAGCTAGTGCGGTTGGTTTAGGTGATGTTACCCAGGTAGCTGATGCGGCAACCTCAGCGATGAATGCCTATGGCTCAGATACACTAAGTGCAAGTGATGCAACTGATGTATTGGTAGCGGCTGTTAGAGAGGGTAAATTATCTAGTGAGGAATTATCTGGCTCAATTGGTTCAGTTATTCCTATTGCCTCAAATATGGGTGTTACATTTAATGAGGTTGGTGCAACTATGGCGGCAATGTCTAGGACTGGTACAAATGCGGCAACAGCATCTATGCAGTTAAAAAACATATTGATGTCTATTAACAAACCATCAAGTGAGGCGGCTAAAGAACTTACAAAATTAGGTTTGTCTAGTGCTTCTTTAAAAGAACAAATTAAACAAGAAGGTTTATTATCTGTTTTAGAAACTTTAAAAAGTAAATTTGAAAAAAATGCTGATGCTCAATCTAAAGTTTTTGGTAACTCAAGAGCTTTAATGGGTGTTATGGATTTACTTGGTAAAGGTATTGATTCAACAAGAGAAATATTTGGTGAATTAAATAACGTACAAGGAGCAACACAAAAAGCATTTAATGAAACCTCTAAAAGTGCAAGTTTTAAATTAACAAAAGCATTAAATACAGCCAAGGAATCATTTGCTGAAATGGGTTCTGTTTTACTAACTACATTATTGCCATTAATACAAGATATTACTGGATTTATTACAAGATTATTTCAAGCATTTAATAAGCTCGACCCTGGTATGCAAAAATTTATTGCGGCCTCTGGGGTTTTAGCTGTTGCATTACCTACAATTATTGGTTTATTTGGGACATTACTAACAGCTATTGGTGCATTATTATCACCAATTGGTTTAGTTGTATTGGCAATTGCTGGTATTGGTACTGCAATTTATAAAAACTGGGAAACTGTCGGACCAGTATTAGTTAAATTATACAACAGATTTGTTGATTTATATAACTCTAGTTTAGGATTAAGATTAGCTATACATGGCTTAGGAGCAGTATTTAAAAGCGTTTTTATAGGTGCAAAAACATTAGTTTTAGAATTTAGCAACATATTCGTAACAATGTGGGAACTTATTAAGGAGTTTTCAGAAAAAGGAATGGATGGCGATTTTTTATTGGTTTTAAAAAAAGGTTTTAATAAAGGCGAACAAATTGCAAAAGATGGAGCCGATGAAATTAGTACTGCTTTTACAGATGGTTTTGTTAATGGTGTAACCTCACAACTAGAACATAAAACTTTTGAGGGTGTTACAAATGCATTAAAAAATGTCGCTACTAAAGCCAAAGGAATGGTTACTGGTATATTGAGCGGTAATAATTTTGGTGGTGCCGCTGGTGGTGGTGGTGATGATAAAAAAGAATCAAAAGGTTTACAATCGGCTGGTATTGTTAGTGTTGGCAAAGACCCTATCACACTATTAACAGAGGGTATGAAAGAAAATAAACCAGCTTTTGATACCGCCTTAAATGGTATTGGTGCATCACTAACCGCAAACCTACTTATTCAACAAGAAAAAATGCAAAAATTTAAAGAAATTGGTTTGCAAATGGGTGAATC